TGTGAAAACATGACGCGACCTAAGTCTGACATTACTAGAGTTGGTATGAGTTACAATATTGTAGCTCCAAGGATGTACAAAGGTAGAGCAGAGTCCTTAGTAAGTAGGATGATGACTTTTGCTGATATGATCCAGTTGACTCATCTCAAGTTGCAACAGGTTATGTCTCGCATGGTACCAGATGGTGTTTACTTAGACGCTGATGGTATAGCCGAAATAGACTTAGGTAACGGTACGAACTACAATCCACAAGAAGCATTGAACATGTACTTCCAGACTGGTAGTATCATTGGTAGATCAATGACTCAAGACGGAGAGTTCAACCATGGTAAAGTACCTATTCAAGAACTACAAACCAGCGGTGGTAACGCTAAGATATCTGCACTTATTAATTCTTATAATTATTACTTGCAAATGATCAGAGACGTTACAGGCTTGAATGAAGCTAGAGATGGTAGTGCACCAAATGAAAACTCTTTGGTTGGGTTGCAGAAGTTAGCAGCAGCTAATTCAAACGTGGCAACAAAGCATATCCAAGATGGAGGTTTATACCTTACTCTTAAAACCGCAGAGGCTTGTTCTCTTAGAATATCTGACGTACTTGAGTACTCTAACACGGCTAATCAATTTATACAGTCTCTAGGAAGATTTAATGTTGGCACACTACATGAGGTTAAGCAACTTCATTTACACGATTTTGGTATATTCTTAGAGATAGAACCAGATGAAGAAGAGAAGACTAGGCTTGAGAACAATATCCAAATGGCATTGCAACAGCAAGCTATTAGTTTGGAAGATGCTATTGATATTAGAAACGTTAGAAATACTAAGCTAGCTAATCAGTTGTTGAAAGTTAGAAAGTCTAAGAAGATGGCGATTGATCAAGCACTCAAAGAGCGTAACATTCAAATGCAAGCTCAAGCAAATCAAGAGTCTTCAAGAGTTGCGGCAGAAGCTGAGATGCAAAAGCAAGAAGCATTAGCATCTACCGAAATTAAAATACATCAAGCTAAGAACCAGTTCGAGATTGAGAAGATGGAAAGAGAGGCACAGATCAAGTTTGATCTTATGCAGAGAGAGTTCGAAATGAACATGCAACTTAAAGATGTAGAAAGTCAAGTGATAAAGGATAAGGAGAAGTATAAAGAAGATAGGAAAGATGAGAGGACTAGGATTCAAGCTAGTCAACAATCAGAGATGATTGAGCAAAGAAAGCAAAATGCACCTGCTAAGAAGTTTGAATCTGCTGGATTTGACAACTTAGGAGGCTTTGGTTTAGAGCAATTTGAACCAAGATAAAACAAACAATTATTTATATAATATTTTATTATGGAAGAAATGAACGAGCAGCCAGTTGTTGAACAAGAAGAAACAACTCAAGCTGAAGAACCAACAATTAAAAGCGAAGTATTAGAAGATGGAACCTACAGGGTAGGTTTCCCAACGACTGAAGAAACGCCGGAAGTAACGGAGCCACCGGTTGAAGAAGAGCCACAAGTAGAGCAGGATGTTCCTGTGTTACAAGAGGTTACTGAAGAGCCGGAACCACAAGCTGTAGTAGAAGAAGAAGCGCCGATGGTTGAAGTACAACCTGAAGTTGCTCCAGAACAGCCCAAGATGGAATTGCCAGAAGGAATCGAAAAACTCATCCAGTTTATGGAAGAGACTGGTGGTACCATTGAGGACTATGCTAGACTAAACGCAGACTACGGTAGCTTAGAAGAAAAAACTCTTTTATCCGAATACTACAAGGCGACTAAGCCTCACCTCAGTAAAGATGAAATCGACTTCTTAATAGACGATAAGTTCAGCTATGATGAAGAGATGGACGAGGAGAGGGACATAAAAAGAAAACAACTTGCTTACAAAGAAGAACTAGCGCAGGCTAAAAACCATTTAGATGGAATGAAGTCGAAGTATTACCAAGATCTTAAGTTAGGATCAAGGTTAACTCCGGAACAACAAAAGGCTGTAGAGTTTTTCGACAGGTATAGCAAAGAGCAAAAATCGGTGGAAGAACTAACCACCAAACAGCAACAGCACTTTGAAGCTGAAACGAATAAAGTATTCAATGAGAATTTTAAAGGTTTTGATTTTCAAGTTGGAGAAAAGAAATATCGTTTCAATGTCAAAGACGTGCAAGAAACAAAACAAGCCCAAAGTAATGTACTCAATGTTTTCAATAAGTTTATTGGAGAAGATAATTTGTTGAGTGATGCTAAAGGTTATCACAAGTCTTTGTTTGCTGCTCGTAACGCTGATGCCTTAGCCGCTCACTTTTACGAACAAGGAAAAGCAGACGCTGTAAGAGATATGACAGCACAAGCTAAAAATATCAAGGTCGACCGTACTACATCTGCAGATGGAATGGTTGAAGCTGGTGGTATGAAAGTAAAAGTTATTAGTGGTGAAAATAGTTCAACATCAAAATTAAAACTAAAAAATTACTAAAAACTAAAAACAAAACAAAATGGCAACTGCAAGTTTTTCAGGGCCAGCGACTGGTGTCGTAAGTCCTGCTTATCAAAAAATGACCCTATCTAGCAACTACCTAGATATCCAAAACAACGGTTGGGCACAACAGTATCTTCCTGAGCTTTATGAGCAAGAGGTAGATCGTTACGGAAACCGTACAATCTCTGGATTCTTAGCAATGCTTAGTGCTGAGATGCCTTTACAATCTGATCAAGTTATTTGGTCTGAGCAAGGTCGTCTTCACTTAGCTTATACTGGTGAGATCAATCCTGTAACTGGTGTTGTTGATGCTATCGCTAACATTGATACTGGTGCTGCTGAAGATCACGCTGTACGTGTTGGTGCTACTGTTGTAGCTACCGTTAACAACGTAGTATTCAAAGCTAGAGTATCTGCTGTAGTTAACACTGCTGGTGCAACTACTTTGACTCTTAAGCCTTACGGAGCTCAAAACGTAGACGACTTAGCTGGTATCTCTACTACTGATAACCAAGCTATTAAGTTCTTCGTATATGGTTCTGAGTTTGACAAAGGAACTGATACAATGGCTGAGTCTGTTGAGCCTAGCTTCCAAACTTTCACTAACCGCCCTATGATCATCAAAGATCATTTCGAAGTTAACGGTTCTGACACTGCTCAGATCGGTTGGATCGAGGTTGCTGGTGAGTCTGGACAAGGTGGTTACCTTTGGTACTTAAAGTCAGCTGGTGATACTCGTACTCGTTTTAACGATTACTTAGAGATGTCAATGGTTGAAGCTGAGAAAGCTAACGTATCTGCTACTGTTACAGAAAATTCTGAAGTAGGTGTTGAAGGTACTGAAGGTTTATTCTCTGCTATTGAGAGCCGTGGTATCGTAGCTGATGACGTATTTGACGTAGCTACTGACGCTTTAGCTGATTTCGATAGCTTATTAGCTGAGCTTGACAAGCAAGGTTCTATCGAAGAGAACATGCTTTACTTGAACCGTACTTCTAACTTGGTATTCGATGACATGCTTGCTGATCTTTCTAAAGGATCTACAGGTGGTACCGCTTACGGTGTATTCGAAAACTCTGAAGATATGGCTTTGAATCTTGGTTTCACTGGATTCCGTCGTGGATCTTACGATTTCTACAAGACTGACTGGAAATACTTAAACGATGCGTCTACTCGTGGACACGTTGGTGGTGTTAAAGGTTTGTTAATTCCAGCTGGTACTTCTTCTGTTTACGATCAAATGGTTGGTGCTAACGTTCGTCGTCCATTCTTGCACGTACGTTACCGCGCTGGTCAGACTGATGACCGTAAGCTTAAGTCTTGGGTGACTGGTTCTGTAGGTGGTGCTGTTACATCTAACATCGACAAGATGGAGATTAACTACCTATCTGAGCGTTGCTTAGTAGTTCAAGCTGCGAACAACTTCGTATTGTTCAACTAATATACTCATAGAGATACGGGGCGTCTAACGGCGCTCCGCATCTTTATTTTATTTATTATTTTATTATATTATGAAAAAAGAAACAACTAATAAAGTCGACACTTGGCAGGTTAAAAATAGATTATACGAATTAACTGGAAATAAAATTCCACCTGTATATATATTAAGGTCAAGAGGTTTGTACTGGTTCGACGAAGAACTAGGTGCAGAAAGAGAGATTAAATATTGTAGAAACCAACAGACTGTTTTTGTAGACGAAATGAAAGGCCCTCAGCGTCTTGGTCATATTGTCTTTAGAAACGGTAAGTTGCTAGTTGAAAAAGAACAAACAATTCTACAAAAGTTTTTATCATTATACCACCCAAGCGCTAATATCAAGTACAAAGAATATAACGCTGAAGCTGTGGCAGAACAAGACATCGACATCATTGAGTTACAATTAGAAGCAATGAACACGGCTAAAGCTCTTGAGATTGATAGAGCAGAAGCAGTGCTACGTACAGAGTATGGCTCTGACGTTACTAAGATGACTTCTAAGGAGCTTAAACGAGACGTGTTGATCTTTGCTCAGAATAATCCTGAATTGTTCTTAGAATTGGTTAATGATGAAAACATCAATGTAAGGAACATTGGTATTAAAGCTGTTGAGCAAAATATCATAAAGCTTTCAGAAGATCAAAGAACATTTAAATGGGCAAGTAACGGTAGGAAGTTAATGACTGTACCGTTCGATGAGAACCCATACTCGGCATTGGCCGCATATTTTAAGACGGATGAAGGTATTGAAGTATACCAAACCGTTGAGAAAAAACTAAAATAACTAATGTAGTCAAGGGCGGGGCAACTCGCCCTTAGGCTATAATCAAAAAAGAATTATGGCTATCAACGTAAATAAAGTTTATAAATCCGTTTTATCGATATTGAACAAAGAGGAGCGAGGTTATCTAACACCTTATGAGTTCAATAACTTAGCAAGACAAGCACAATTAGAATTACTAGACGGCTTGTTTTACCAGTACAACCAGTTTTTAAATATTGAAAACATAAATCGGACGAACGAAGGTTACGCTGATTTAGCTGAAAAAATACAAGAGCAGATAGATGAACACTATAAGTCTGCAGAGTTAACTCCATCGAGTGGCAAGGTTACTGTACCAACTGATGCGTACAGAATTCTAGATGTAACCATGCGTAATCACGGGTTAAAGGTAGAAAAGATCGACAAAGTAAGATTACCTTTTCTAAAATCATCACCTTTAACTAGACCATCAAGCACTTTTCCTATTTACTATCAAGAGGCAACTGAAGTTGTTTTCGATCCTAGTATAACAGAGAATGTATCTATTAACTATGTTGCAAAACCAAGTGATCCTAGATTTGGATACACTGTTAATACGCAATACGGTACAGAGATTTACGATGCTAATCCATTTGTAGATGGAGGAGTTATACTTGGTGATAAATCACTAGGTATAATATCAGCATCTAGCAACTTGAACAACGGAACTTTTAATGTTACAGATACTAGCGGATTGCAATTAACTATAGTTATTTCTAGTAGCGCTGTTACATCTTTAACCGTTACTGCCGCTGGCAGTGGATTATCAGTAGGAGATACTATAACTATAGATAGCGCATCATTAGGTGGAGGCACAGCTTCTATTACTTTAACTCTACGAGTACAAGATATGTACGCTACAACTAATCAAGGTTCAACTGATTTCACATTGCACGAATCATTAGAGCCTAACTTAATATCTTCTATACTAGGATACGCAGGTTTAATAATTAAAGATCCATCAATAGTGCAAGGCATTACCCAGTTAGCTACTGCTGATGCAATGAATAAAAGACAACAATAATAAAAATGGGATTACTAGGAACAACTACAGCAGAACAATACTATAGCCTTAGTCAAAGGTTTGAAACAACTGCCGCTCAAGTAACGAGTGGTGAGTATCAATTAACTGTTCAAGACTTGCCTGATAGTATTGATGGTTTTATTATTGAAGACGATGGAGTTGAAGTAGCTCAATCAAATTACACATACAATCCTGTTAGTGGTCTTATAACATTTACTAGTAGCTTGCCAGCCTTAGCTTCTGTAGTTGTTGTTAAATTCGCAGATAGAAACTTTGGTGACTATAGATACATAAAGCTAGAGGATATCGTAAACAACTTCATGTATGGATACACTGGTGAAGGAAAAGTATTAAACAAGGTTAGAAGATCTGATATTATATTCCAAGCCAAACGTGGTATACAAGAGTTTTCTTATGATATATCTAAAGTTGAAAAGATACAAGAAGTAGATGTTCCACCTAACTTGACGTTACCAATGCCACAGGATTACGTGCAGTATACAATGCTATCATGGGTTGACACTGCTGGGCTTGAGCATCCAATATTTCCTGCAAGAGAATTAACTAGTAGACCATCTCAATCGGTTGCTCAAGATGACAACGCTGAATACTTATTCAACTCTGATGGATCAACAACTGAAATAACACCATCTACTACTGAGACTAGATTTAAAGACTTCGACTTATATACATTTAGTAACAACTTAAAAGATGATGACTACTGGTTGTATACACATTATATAGCAAATAGAGTTTTTAATAGAGGTTCTAGATATGGATTAGATCCAGTTAGAGCTAACTCTAATGGACTATTTGTTATAGACCAAGCTAATGGACAATTTGGATTTAGTAGTGACTTATCAGGTAGAACCATACTTATCAAGTATGTATCAGATGGGTTAGGTACAGATGAAGAAATGAAAGTATCTAAGCTAGCAGAAGATGCATTGTACAAATACATATACCATGCAATTATTTCTACTAAGCTTAATATTCCAGAATATCAAATCAGGAGAGCTCAAAAAGAAAAGAGTGCTGCTATGCGTAACGCTAAGATAAGGTTGTACAATTTAAATACAACAGAGATGATTAACGTAATGCGTGGCAAAAGCAAACATATTAAACACTAATTAAATGCCTGAAATTAAACAGAATTTTACAAGAGGTAAAATGAATAAAGACCTCGACGAGAGGTTAATACCTAAAGGAGAATATAGAGAAGCTCAGAATATTCATATATCAGAATCTGAAGGCTCTGACGTCGGTGCTATTGAAAATGTTCTAAGTAATGAGAAATTAACTAGTGCACTATCTGGATTAGGAACAAATGTATCTGGAGAAGGATACGAAGTTATAGGATATTGCAAAGACCTAGCTAAAAAAAGATTAGTTTATTTCATTAGTAATTTTTCTAATACTTCTTTCACTGATGATATTAGACACATAGATAGAGCTTTAAAAGCTGGAACACCTGGTTATGCACCTTTTGGTCACGATTCTGCTATAGTGCTGTATGATATAGAAAACAATACTCAAAATATATTGGTAAAAGGACCATGGCTTAACCTTAGCAAAAACCACTTGATAACAGGTGTAGCTATAGTTGAAGATCTTTTGTTTTGGACTGACAACTTAAACCAGCCAAGAAAAATAAATATACAAACAGCACTAGAAGAAGGACCTGATTATTACGATTGTGAAGAAAACATAAGTGTAGCAAAGTATGCGCCGTATAAAGCTATTATGCTGCACGATGATAGTGCGTCTGCAGGGTCTTTACCAAAAGTAGAATCTGGTATAGATTCTGAATACTTGAAAGAAAGATTTGTTAGGTTTTCCTATAGATACAAGTATGATGATGGCGAATATTCTCTAATTGCGCCTTTTACTCA